GGAATGCTGAAACGTCTTGTGCTAATTCAGGTGACCATTGTGCTCTTAGTTTTCTTTCTGTTACAGATACTGTAACTGACTCAAGGTCGAAAGATACTTCACCAATTTGATCTTCAAACTCTAATTCTTTATATCTTCTGTAAGTTACAGTAAATTGAGAACCAGCGGTTGTTGTACCAGCAATTGTTGTTGTTAACCCTGAATAACCATCTAATGAGTTAGCCCCTAATGAACAAGGTACTTGTAAATCTACTTCTAAATAAATGATACCATTAGCATCACATATATTATCGTAAGAAGCACCATTACCATTTGATGACCAAGTAGTTGATGCTGGTGATCCGTATTGTACAATACCTTTACCATATTTTTGAGTAACAACTCTAAATAATAGTGGATTAGCACCTGCTCCTGAGAACGCACCACCTGCTGTTGTTACCGCCTTAACAGTTAAATCAGCTAAAAACGATTCATTATCCATTTCTTGACCATCAGGACCAATTAATTTACCAGCACCTGCTGAAGAAAATCCTGACATAGCTAAAATTACTTTTCTGTGTTCATTAGCAGCGTACACTGTAGGAACTAAATTTCCGTTAGACCATTGTACCGTTTGAACAGCTGTTGAAGTGATAGCAGTATAAGAACCTTTTGAATAGTCGAAAAGACCTGCAGGATCTAATCCTGGTTCAGTTCCTTCATAAAATCTATCATAAAGATTTTTTGATCCATCATTATAACCTTGACCTGCGTTTGTACCTGGATTACTTGGTGAACCAATTGGTGAATAGTGGTCATTAGAGTTAAAAGGTGATGCAACTGATTGATAACCTTGAATTTTAGGTACAAAGTAGAACAATTTACCAATAGGTAAGTTCATTGCTTGTACAGAAACTAAGTCATTAGCCAATAATTTAGAGAATACTCTTCTTACGATAGGAAATACTACAGTTTCAAAAGAACCTGAACTATCAGTTGCTGACGCTTCGTTGATTAAGTGAGATGCTTGGTTTTCATACAATTGTGCCATGTTCTCTTTAACGTGACCTCTAAGTCCGTCTAGGAATCCTAATCTATCCCATTTGTTGATTGTATCTTCTTTGATAACTTTAAGGTGTTTTAAACCGATGTTACCAACAAGACCTGATTCTAATAATGCTCCCATTTTTTTATTTTTTAATTTTAGGTTTATTTATTATTTTATTTTATCCATCAAATCCTTCATTCTTAAAAATTGAGGATTCTCATAAGTTTTTGATTCAATTAAGTTTGCAGCGGAACCCGTTTGAGGTGTTTTAATTACTTTTCTTTGAATAGATTCTGTAACCACTTCTCCTACGTTTTTACCGTCTAACTCACTTTTAATTGATTTGTAGAGATTTTTAGATTCTTTAAGTGATTCAACATTGTCAAATCTTCTAAGAATATTTATTTTCTCTTGTTTAGTTGTTGAATGTTCTGTGAACAATCTTGTAGAGTAAGCTAAATTTGAATTAAATACCGCAACCTCGTTAAGCTTATTTCTGAAGAAATCCAAAGCTTTTTTGTATTCTTCATTTTTTTCTTTTAATAATTTCATTTCTCTATTAAAAGATTCGTTTCTAACTTGACTTGGCGCAGTTACTCTTCCTCTTTCGGCTCTTCTTCTGTATGTCATTGTTCTTGAAGCTTCCGTAGTTTCACCTTCTTTTTCTTCGTCATCCCATCCTTCTCCAAATTCGTCTTCATCATCTGAAATTTCAGTGACTCCCTTCTTCAAGGATTTAGGGTAACTAAATTTAGGTTTACCAATTCGACCTTTTGGTTTGAAAGATTCTGTTTCAAGGTCTTTTGGAGAGGCTGGATTTGAAATTAAATCCTCTTCTTCCTCAAGATCCCATCCATCACTTAATTCATCGTCTTCATCTGAAGTTTCAGCAACACCCCTTTTCATAGTTTTAGGGTATTTGAAATCTTTCATTTTTCCAACTCTTCCTTTAGGTTTAAAAGACTCTTCCATTTCCTCAAGATCTCTGTCTTCTTCATTGAAAGAAAGTTCATACATTACCTCTTCTTTTTCTTCGTCGTCCCATCCTTCGTTAAACTCTTCATCTTTATCGTCATCATACTCTAAAAGATAATTTGTTTGAAATCTGTTTCGACTTTCGTTGATATTTGATCTCATGTTCTTTCTTCTATTATCGCTCTCGGTTTTAATCATGTAATCTCTGTTTGTTTCATTATCACTCAAATGTAAAAATGAACCTTCTTTCTTTACAATGATTCCATCTTCATCTCCCATAGCTTTGAAAACTTTCAAAACTTCTTCGGGCGATGCTGATGTCATATCCAAAGGTGCGATCTCATCTTGATTATCGCTAGCCATAGTTACATCAACTTCAGCACCTTGTGGTTCTGCTTCAATGTCTACGTCTAACTCTTCTTCGTCTTCTATACTTTCTTCATCTTCTAAATCTTCTTCGTCTTCTAAATCAACATCTTCGATATCTTCATCTTCGATATCTTCAGGATTTTCAAGACCTTCTTCTTCTTGTTCGTATAGTGACTTTTTTGTTTTTTTAGAACCTCCTAAAGATTCTCTTACTAATTCACTGATTTCTTGTTTCATTGTAGAAGCAAGTATTCCTTTTGCATTTTCGCTGATAGCTTCTTCGACTGCCTTTATTTGTAATAACGCGTCTTCAACCACCGATTTTTTTTCAATACTCATTTTTAAAAAGCACTCTTATTTAGTTTATTTAACAAATAAATATATCAATTTTTAGAAAAGTTTAATTTTTTTATGTTTTTATTATTTTACAGCACAAAAAAAAAGGGTTTGTTTCCAAACCCTTATACTAAATAAAATTTTAAAATTACTCTATAACCTCATCAATTTTACTTTCAACAATGGCCGTTATTCTCCAATCCATTGTGTAAGTTTCATATGCTTTGGTTACTTTAGCCTCTACATCTGTCGGAGAAAATGCCCTTACTAATTTTTCCTCTTTAATTTTTTTTACTTTACCTGAGTTCTCATCAACCATATCGGTTGTTACTCTTGCTACAAAATATTTTTCATCCATGTCTTATAATTTATTTATCCAAATAATCGGATAATCTTTTCATTAAGTCAACAGATTTATTTAAAGGATTTGATGATAATTCTATATTTTCGTTTTCAGTTAGTTTTTCTTCGTATTTAGGTCTATCTTCTTTATTTAGATAAAGATAAGCTCCTGGTGTTGACGGTGATGAAACTAAATCAAAACAAATTAATTCAAAATCTTCTTGTACTTCGTTTTGTTCTCCCTTTTTTACTAAAGATCCTACACCTCTAGAAGAGACTCCCATAGTCACGCCTTGTCTCATCATGTTTGCCGCAACATCTCCTTTAGATGAAACAATACCTCTTTCATGAAATCCTGGTGTTGTAAGTAATTTAATTTTTCCCATTAGAACGTTGTCTTCCCACCAAACATCAGTAATTAAATGAGCAACTCTATCCAAATCAATAAGTGAAGACTCGGGGTGATTTAATTCAGAAATTGACATACCCTTATTAATCATTTCTTTATATCTATCGGCTTCTCTTTTTAATATTTTCTCAGGATAAATTCTTCCATTTCTATTTGGTACTCCATATTTTTGTAATGTAGCATAGAAAACAAATGGTTTTGAGTGATCTAATTGTCCGTATGATTCTTTAATTACTTGACTATTTCTGTATTCATTTGGGTTTATTGTTCCAGCATCCCACTCAACTAATATTCCTTTACCTGTGTCGTTAGGTCCTAATATTTTCATAATGTTTTTTATGATAAATATTATATTAATTCAGTTTCTTTATTTTTAGTCAAACTTAATGTGAAATACTTAGACTTTTTTAAGTCATCATAATATATACTACTAATTATTTTTTTTAATTTTGACCTAAGCATTAAAGATTTAAAATCTTGTTTTTTATCATGTATAAACAATGTTATTTCTAAATTTAAAAAACTTCTTTTGTTTTTTTGTATACCACTTGTTCTGAGGTCTAAATCTACTATTTGTTTTCTTTCAAATGTTGTGGAATCTACAACCTCTAAAAGCGTATGTGATATTTGTCTCTTTATTAAACCTGTTATTTTGTTCCAATTTTCATCATCACATATTGGTTCTACCCATGTTTGTAGTATCAAATATATTGATTTTAATTCTTTAGAATCTACAGTACCGTAGTGACATTTAGCATCATCAAAAATATTTAATTTTGATGTTTTTCCTTTTTTCATTAATCATATCTTAAAAGTTTATTTTTTTTAATATTAACAAAAAAATTACCTGTTGTCAAAATTTAAAAAAAATACTACTATTTATATATAAAAAGGAAAAAATTTATGATTATTATACAAGTAAAAAATGAAAAATCTATTGAGCAAGCGTTAAAGGCGTATAAGTTTAAAGTGTATAAAACAAAACAAATACAAAAGTTACAAGAAAGGCAAGAATATAAAAAACCCTCCGTAAAACGAAGGGCTCAAATTCAAAAAGCAAAATACAAACAACAAAATCAAACGTTTTCTTGAGTATCTTCTTTTTCTGCTGATTTTTTTCCAAAAATCTTTTCTGTTGATGTAAGACCTAAACACCCAAAAGCCAACATGGCGACTGCATTTACTAAAGTATCTGAAGGTTTAATATCTCCATGAGTGTAGCTATTTGCGTATAAAGTAACACACAAAGATACACCACAAAGAATACCTACAAATCTTTTAGAAGATGCATTTCCTTGACTGTCCATAAAAAGTCTTCCAACACCCTTAAAAAAATTCTTCATAGTCCCAAACTTAATTTTTTTAGTTTATAATAATCATAATGGTTACATTTAGACTCCATTATTTTATTGATTGTTTTGTTAATTGCAACCTTTAGTTCATCGTCTTTTGATTCGTTAATTGAACTTTTTAGATTGTTCAAAACAATATTTTTAGTTTCATTAAATTTTAGTTTAAGTTGGTCTCCACTCATTTTTAAAATCTCGTCTAATTCTTTTCTATCATTTTCATTTAAATGTGTCAATTCTTTTTTTAAACTTTCGTTTGCTATTTTTACCACAGATGATATTGGTAAATTAAAAGATTCGTTTTGAATTTCTTTTTTACTCTCTTTTATAAGATTATTTTTAATATTTTTTTTAGACTCTAAAACTGACTCTAAGTTTTTAATACCTTTCATATATATAACATTATCAATGTCAGAATAGTTATTAACATTTTTTTTGTTCCAAGAATTTATCCAAGAGTTTAATTTTTGTAAATATGATGTTTGTGATTCTATTAATATTTGCGAGTACTCTATAGATTCATTAATATAATCATTTGCAATATCGGAAGGTAAAGATTTATTTGAAGATAAGTCATCATAAATGTAATATAACTCAGATATGTCTTTATTCTTTAAAATCAAAGAGTCAAATTCAAAAATAAATCTTTTGAATGATGGTTTTTTTGCTAACTCAACCGCAGTGTCTTCTATTTTAGATTTAAGTTTACCAAAAGTGTTCATAAGTTTTTTATTCTATAAATATCACTTATCTATCAATTTTTTCAATTTTTGGTCTATTTCGACTAATGAATTTCTTCCCTTAGATAAATCTACATAATCAACTCCTTTAAATAATGTTTCTTCCAATATTAAATTAAGGTCATCTTTTTTGAATCTTTCAGGTAAACCTCCACCAGCTTCTTCACCTCCAGCAGGCGCTGCGGGTGCTGCGGGTGCTCCCATACTCATTCCACCCATCGCACCACCTGGTTCAGAACCTGTGGTTGTTGCACCGGCAGATGCGGTACCTCCTGATTTAGTTTTATAAAGATCGTCAATATTATCAAACAAACCTGTTGACGCAATAACTTCAGGAGTTTTGGCCAATTCACCTGCCACAGCTCTTTCAATTCTTTGTTGTTGAATATCCAATCTAATTTCTTCGTCTGAAAACCCTAGTATGTGTTTCTTAGCCCAAGACGCCGATACCG